CCCTGTATTACAACTAAATTTCGGTGAATCTGATAATATCATACCAAGTTATGGTTACACCAGATTTATATTCGATTTAGACTTGGAACTTCTTAGACAAAACGTTCAGACAGGGACAATTTCTACCGGATGTACTTCCGCGATGACACATACCCTACACATGACAAATACATCATCATTTGAAGAAGAACTATTGAATACGTTTATGAGTGATGGTAAAAGAAGAGCATCTTCTTTTGATTTGATATTATATAGATTACCCAAAACCTCAGGTTCAACAGGAACTCCTCAATATTGGGATGAAGGTGTTGGTTATGATTTCTCTGATACTAATTTGAACAAAAACGGGGTAAATGGAGGTCAATCTCCAATAACCTATGTAGACCCTAGGTCATACTCAAATAGACCCTCAAATTGGTTTAAAAGAACTAATATCGACGATTGGTCAGAGGATGGGATATACAGTAATGTAAACGAAGGTAATGTAAATTATACAGGTCTTACAATTGTTGATATACAACACTTTGAGTTTGGAAATGAGGACATTAATTTTGACATGAGTGATGAGATTAATGGAATTTTAGAAGGGACAATAACAGGGGTTACTGGTTGGGGAATTTCTTATGTTCCTGATGTTGAAAATATTTCAGGTCTGACTGAATCATACAGTGTAGGTTTCTTCACACGCCACACGCAGACATTTTATCAACCTTTCTTGTTGACTGAATATGACGATTTGATACAAGACAATAGAAATGACTTTGTTAAAAATCAAATTAATAATTTATATCTCTACATTTATCAAAATGGAGTTCCTACAAATTTGGATGAATTACCATTTGTGAGAATAGAAAATAGAAATGGAGTTGTTCCAGGATTGGCAAATCTATCAACATGTTTAAGAACAAAAGGAGTTTATGAGGTTACTGTACCAAACCTATTGACAGGATACACCACACCGTGTGAGTTTTATGATATTTGGTCTGGTCTTACTATCAATGGTCAACCCCTAACAAACGTAACAAATCAATTTATACTTAAAAACTATCAAACTAGAATACAGATTGGAACTTTATCAAAAGAACCTCAAAAATTTGGATTTGATTTTTACGGTATTTTACAAAACGAGAAAATACTCAATACTGATATAAGAAAAGTGGGAGTTACAATTAAGAAATCTTACACCACACAACAATTATTAGAAAATATTGAATCTTACTATAGAGTTTATGTTAGAGAAGGAACAACGGAGGTTCAAATCCAAGATTGGACTAAATTGAACAGGACTCCAAATGAGTATTATTTTATTTTTGACACAAGAGATAAAATTCCAAATCAATACTATGTTGATATTAAAGTGAATATAAGTGGAGAGGTAGATACTTATAAGAGTCAATTAACATTCCAAATTGTAAATAAAAAATAATATGATGGAAAAGAATTTGAATTTAATAATTAAAAAGGTACTGAAAGAACATTCAGAAAACTATATGTTTTTTTCTAATCTCGAGCAGATTAAAAGACAATGTGAGATGATGTTAGAGATGGACGAACAAATTTTGGATATGATAATTCAAGATGGTCACGATTGGGCAGATGACCATATTTCTGAAGCAAAAACAAACATCGACCAAGTATTTGATTTCTTCATGAATGAAGGAAGAAAACGTAAGTCGTATGCAGAATTCGAAGACTTACAAGAAGGAAGAAAAAAAACAGGTACAAAACTTTGTTCTAGAGGTAAATCAGCCGCTAAGTCTAAATTCAAAGTTTACCCAAGTGCATACGCTAACGGATATGCCGTACAAGTTTGTAAAGGTAAAATGCCAGGTTTAGATGGAAAAAAACGTTGTTCATCTCCTTATTGTTAAATTAAAAATTTATTAGTATTTTTGAGGAATGAAAGTCAACAAACCCTTAGGTATTGCTTATAGGTTTTATCTTTATCTTAGAGAAAAATTCAATCCAAAACCACAAATCACGGAGGAAGAAAAGTATGCCGTAAGAATCACAAAAAAGATTATCGAAACACCTGATACTTTTTTATACTACACACCAATATCAAATAAAATATTAATCAAAAACGATTCTAAAGAAATCTACGTTTTAATACAAAGTAGAAATGTTACGATTATCAATCATGCATATTCGTACAGTATCTTTATAGAAAATGATGAACTATATGGTAGTATAATGAGTTTATTAAACGATACTTTGGAAAAGGAAAGGGAAGAACTCGAGAAAGAAATTAAGAAAAAAATTCAACACTCACTAATGACAATCTCAGAGGGATTAGATTATTAGATAGATTCTCTTAAAACTTTCTTAATAATATTCTTGAGCGATTCGTTCTTTTTCGGTTTGTAAGAAACCATGGTCGGCTTATTACCTGTTCCTGTTTTAGGTTTTGTTTTTTCGGCTTTTCTTTTTTGTGAACAAGCAGATTTCTTTTGGGAGTCAGTCATTTTTGCGGCAACTCCTGCCGCTCTACACTTTGGGTATCCTTTAGATGTTGCTTCAGGTCTACCACAAGGAGGATGACCACCCCCTTCTTTTTTTCTACAAATATTAACCCAAGGACCTTTTGGTTGTTTACTTCCTTTTGGTTTCTTTTTGGTTCCAAACCAAACAGCTAAATCTTCTTTCAATAACTCTTCTTTAAGAGGTAATCCGGACATTGTTGGATTTACAGCACTACCTTCTTCATCATTTTGACCCATATAAAACTTTTTCAAATACATACTAGCATCTGACATTTTTTTTGTTCTATTCTCTATTTTTTTACGTTTTTCAGGACTTTCTTTATAATCACCATCAGCTTCTTCGTAAGCCAATTCCGCATTTGTGTATTGATAAACAGGTTCAGTAAACGGACCCAACTGGTCATCCATCCATTTTTGAGGGGCTAATACAACAGGTACTTTGAACTTGCCAGAAGAACCTGCGGATGTTGCTTCATATAACTTTCTATTTATCATACATTATAAATACATTATATTTGGATTATGAACCAAGAATCACCACAAGGATTTTTATTTGAAAGTGTCCCATATTACTCAAACGAGTCAATTGAACTTATGATTGATAAGTTGTCAATTAAAGAAGCAACTTATTTATTAAGTCAGTCTATAATTTATGCACATTCTAAAAATGTTTTCTCATTAACCGAATCAGAAATACTCTCGAAGAGTTTGAGAATACTTAATAAAGAAATATATTCTTATGATGACACAACAGGAGAAAAATCAGATAATGTCGAAAATAATTGAACTTGAGTTAGAACTAACTCGAGCTGTAATTAACGGTCACAGGTGTACTGCTGACGATAGATTTGAAGGACATCGTAAAGAATTATTAATTCTCCGTTGTTTATATTACGGAAAAGAATCGATTTTTTGTAAAAAATAGAATTATATAGTTCAAAAAAACTTTTGTAATTCAGTTAATCTATTTTTAATCAAAGGAAGATAAGAACTATTTATATGGTATGGATTTGAATGAAAATATATTCAAAATTAAAAAAATAATGGGATTGTTAAGTGAACAAGAAAGTTCACAATATGAAAATAATTTAAATTTTTGTAAAACTACCTATTCTGAGAGTCTTTTTCAAGAGGCAATTAATTATCACAAAAACTGGATATTATCTCCACAATTTAAAGAAAAAATAAAAAAAAATAACGGTTGGGATGATGTAACTTCAAATCAAAAAATAAAAGAGTGGGTTTCATTCCTTTCAGAAATAGAATTGAAATATATACCAACTTTTCAAGAATTTGAAACTTTACTTCCTCAATGGGACCCTTCGGCCATAGGTGCTCAAGCATTTGTAAGAAGGCAAGAACCAAAAAAAGTTTATATAAATTGCTTCAATCCGAAGCAAAATCAAAAAACCCTTAAAAGAGGGGGTATTAAATCTATATTAATTCACGAAATACAACATTGTTTGGACAATATTACTCGTGCTAATAGTAAAGAATCAATAAACAAGAGTCTTAACAACACAGATACTGAGATAGATGTTAAAGTAAGAGGAAACAAAAACATAAAAAAACTATCACAGCAATTAGGTATTAACTCATCTCAATTCAATAAAATTTCAACTAACTTATTAAGTTTGGTAAATTCATCAGAATTTAATGGCCAATATGCCTGTAGCGATAAAGAAACGATGGCTAGAATTTCTGGTATGCGCGAGTATTATGGATTAACTAATCCCTCTCAAAAAATTGAAATTAAATTTTTCAAAGATTTATTTTTAAAAATCAAAGATTTAGATATAAAAAAATATATAAAAAGAAAAATAACTGACTTTAATCTAAGTTGGATAGAAAGTGATATGTTATTTATTTTACTCTGTTGGGCAAAAAATGGATTTCAAGATTTTGAAATCATGATTAATCAGTTCAATGACTTAGCCAAACAAAAAAATCCAAATCAAAATCAGAATCAAGTTTAAGTTTTAATAAATTTTGATTTGATATATTTTCTTTTTATTTTTGTGAAAATATATTAAAAATGAGAATAACGTTTCTAACATTTTTCCTTTTTACTATTACATGTTCTTTTGGTCAAAGAAATAAAGAAGAAATCCCATTGTTAAAATATGTAGATTCTATTGTTGGGTCTCATGTTACATTTATTTCGTGGTACAAAAAAAACGATTCTATAAAAATCAACCAATTTAGAATTTATAATTCTAAAACAAAAAGTTATACTGATTTTTTTGAGGAAGATATAAGAGAGAAATTTCCTATTTTACTAAAAGGGTTTACAGGTAAGACCCAAGCTCCATCCAGTACTTCCTACAGGAGCAACATTTATTATTTTGATTTCATCGATTCCATCAACTTTCTTAATAGGACCAATATTTTTTGCTATCGGCCAACCTATTTCAGAAGACAAATACCCCCAAGGGAAGTCTTTACCTAATTCAGAAATCAATCTTCTTTTATTTTTTGTCTCATCAAATTTTCTGAAGGAATTCATCCAATCAGGATTAGATAATGATGAGTCAGGACCAAAAGTGTTTTTGAAACTTTTTTCTAACTCCCATATCGCCATATTGTCCAAAGAATTTATAATCCTTTTGTCATTGTAGTTTAATGGAATTATTTTATTTCCTTTCATTTGCTCAGGTAGAGACGCAGTTCCAAACTTAGCTCTTAATGATGTACCAACAAAAATTCGAAACTCATCTCCCTTTCCACCTCTAAATATAGAATCACCGAATATTTCTCCATTATATTCGAAGTATATGATGTCAGGCATCGAAAAAGTTTCAAACCAAAGATAGATATTACCTTCACCTCTATTTAATTTCCATGGTACTACTTCAGTAAAGTTTACGTCTGAACTCAAAAATCCTCCGGTGGATTCTTTCTTTCCGGTGTCACATAAAAATTTTGTTTTTGTAGTTGTTACAGTTTTTACACCCTCCCCTGTAATATCAAAATCCACAAATTGCTCGAGTTCATATTTTTTCTTTTTTTCTATATTTTGAAAATCCCCACTTCCAGGTCCTCCATACGGAGTTTTACCAATAGTAACTTCAGTTTCATCTTTTGGGATATTAATAACTAGAATCCCTTTTTTTATTAGTTCAGGAAATAATTCTTCAAAATATTTTTTTACAGTTTTTGCTCTTTCTAAAGCTAATTTACCTTCTTTTTTGAAACCTGAAGGATTAGTAACTTTCGATTCTCCCGCAGTGACATTTACAACAAATTTTGATGAATCTGAATTTTTAATAAACTCATCAATCTTGGGTTTTAAGGATGACAATGTTTGTTTTACCGCATCGGAAGTATATTTTCCGTACTCGAACTTATCACCTAATTTAGTTTTCGGGAAAACTTTATTTTCTTTTTTTGTTTCAGTACCGACAACAACTTCAGTTTGTTCTTTTATAATATACAAATTCTTAGTTGCTATCTCATGAAGACTTAAAATTCTTTTTTTTTCCTCACTACTGATGTCCCAAGTATGTTTAATCATTGTTTTGTAACTTTATTATAAATACTTCGTAAAATAAAAAAAAGGGTCCCGAAGGACCCTTTCATATTTTGGTTCAGACCATACTATCTCAACTCTTTCAAATCAAATGTTCTAACACCATCAACTGTGATTCTACCATAGAATCTGTTGTTCACCATTTTCTTAGCGTATCTAGTCATGATACCTTTGATTGGTGTGAAGTTGAATGGATTATACATTGTTGGAGTAAGTTGTAGAGGTACATACGGTGCGTAGATATAACCAGTGTCCAATAGAGACGTTCCTTTGTGACCAAGAAGAACTTGGTTCGCTGGGAAGTAAGGGTCTCTATACACCTGATAACGACCTGCAAGAGTACCTACTCTTTCGATACCCATGTTGTATTGGTCTTGTTCAGGAGCCGCGTTTGAAACGTGGAAATACTCTAAATCATCAAAAATCGCTGAAATTTCAGAAGACACTACAATCCAGTTTGCACCACCTCTAAGAGTTGATTTGTGGATTTGTGCTGAAACTTGGTTGATTGCTGTGATAAGAGTTTGGTTCCAGTCTTTCTGAGTGTAAGGAACAGCGTTAGTTCCCAATCTCTTCCAACCGTTGTAATCCCATCTTAAGTTCCATGCTGCACCTTTTCTAAGGTCTCTCAAGATTTCTCTATCGATTTCAGCGGCAACTTGCTCAGACAATAAAGCTGTCAATTCAGCTTCAGCGTCAATGTTGTGGAAAGCCGCAACGTCTTGTGCCATTTCTGGTGACCATTGTGCTCTTAATTTTCTCTCAGTTACAGAAACTGTTACTGATTGAAGGTCAAATGAAACCTCACCAATTCTATCTTCGAATTCCAAGTTCTTATAGATTCTATAAACAGGAACAAACGCATTGTTGTTTCCAGTTGTAGATTGGAAAGTAGAACCTGAATATCCGTCAAGTGAATCGGCTCCTACTGTACAAGGAACCTGAAGGTCAACCTCTAAGTAGATAATTCCATTAACGTCACAAATGTTGTCGTATTGACCACCACCTGTTCTTGAATTAGGGAATACTAAATTATCGTTACTACTTCCGTACTGTACAATACCTTTACCATATCTTTGAGTTACAACTCTGAAAAGGTATGGATTAGATGTATTTGCTGAAGTGTATACGTTTTGTGAAGAACCATAGATAGTCAAATCAGACAAGAAAGATTCGTTGTCGATTGGGTTACCGTCTGGTCCGATTAATTTACCAGCTGCGTCAGAAGCAAAACCTGACATCATCAAAAGAACTTTTCTATATGCCTGCTCACTGTATGCTGCAGGTTCCAAGTTCAATGTTGTTGAATTCCATTGTGCAGTTACTGCAGTAGCAGTAATTGCTGAGAATTGACCTTTAGAATAATCAAACAATCCTGGAGGGTCTAAAGCTGGTTCATTACCTTCATAAAATCTATCATAAAGGTCTCTTCCGTTGTTCCAGTCGTAACCTGCATTTGGACTATCAGGTCCATCAGGTGCACCGTAAGGAGCATAATGTTGATTTTGTGCATTCTGATAATTCTGAATGTTTGGTACAAAATAGAATAATTTACCGATTGGTAAGTTCATTGCTTGTACTGATACGATGTCGTTAGCCAATAACTTAGAGAATACTCTTCTGATTATTGGGAAAACAACTGTTTCGAAAGAACCTGTGTCAGATGTAGTTGAAGCCTCATTGATAAGGTGAGATGCTTGGTTTTCATACAACTGAGCTACGTTTTCTTTCATGTGACCTTTAAGTCCCTCTAAGAAACCTAAACTGTCCCATTTGTTAATTGTGTCTTCTTTGATAACCTTAAGGTGCTTAAGACCTATATTACCAACAAGACCTGATTCTAATAAAGCTCCCATGTTTGTGAATTTTATTTTTGGATGTTTATTTAATTTTTATTAACCAATTTTAGTCATAAGGTCCTTAATTCTTAAGAATTGTGGTGCCTCATAAGTCTTACTTTCGATTAATATCGTTGATGAACCTGTATGAACTGATTGATTTAGTTTGTTTTCTACAGTTTCATTCAATGATTTTGTTTCAGTCTTAGATAATTCTTCTTTAATTGATTTGTAAAGAGATTTAGACTCTTTTAATGTTTCAACTCCGTCGAATCTTCTAAGAATGTTTATTTTTTCTTTTTTAGTTGTTGAGTGTTCTGTGAATAATCTAGTAGCATAAGCTAAATTAGAATTGAATATTGCAACTTCATTAAGTTTTTCTCTGAAAACATTTAACGCTTTTCTATATTCTTCATTCTTTTCTCTCAACGAACCTACTTCAGTTTGAAGAGATTCAAGGTTTAAGTTTGCACTTGAGTGAGCTCTTGGTTTAGGAAGTCCACCTTTTCTGAAGTTTGAACCCATTCCTAAAGTTCTAGCAGCTTCTTTAGTCTCAACTTTTTTTACTTCTTTACCTTTTCCTTCCATATTTTCACCTTCTTTGTACTCAAACTTGGCTTTACCTGTTCCCATAGTTTTTGGTCCTTCCTTCTTATCCTCTTTGAATCCTCCAGAAGTTTTCTTGTATGAGAATTTAGGTTTACCTATTCCGAGACCTTTAGGTTTTACAGACATTTTACCTTCTTTGGTTTCATGCTTTTTCGCTTTTTTGTGACTATAAGATTCGTCCATATGCCAACCTTCCTCTACATCACCATCATCATTGATGCCGTCATCATCAGATTCGGTAAATTCGATTTCGTAAACAACTTCGTCATCTCCTTCTTCCATTTCAGATTCTTCCATTTCGGTTTCCTCCATTTCAGATTCTTCCATTTCGGTTTCCTCCATTTCAGATTCTTCCATTTCGGTTTCTTCCATATCATCTTCTTCCATTTCGGATTCTTCCATTTCGATTTCTTCCTCTTTGAAAATACTTCTGATTACATTAGCCACTTCGTCGTCGCTAATTTTTTCATCCATTTCTTCATTTATGTCAAAAGATTCTTCAGATTCAGCCATTTTGAAGAGATACTCTATGTCTGAATTGTTGTCAGTTAAATGAATGTCTTCACCGTCTTTTTGAACTATAATTCCATCTTCTGGTTTCATAGATTTGAAAACTTTAATTAACTCCTCGTCGGAAATGTCTTTATCAGATAAATCTAATACATCTACATCCTTGGATTCATAATCGTCGTCTGTAAAATCCATGGAAACTCCCATGTCCATAGTTTCATTATCGTCGGCAGAAACATTATCAAATTCTGCACCTATCTCTAACTCAGAGTCCTCATCATCAGAGTCTTCTTGTTCAGATAGAGATTCTTTTACTAGTTGGCTGATTTCTTCCTTCATAGTCGAAGCAAGTATTCCTTTTGCGTTTTCGGCAATTGCTTCTTCAACATTTTTCATTTGAATAAGTGCCTCTTCAACAAGATTCTTGTTTTCTTGCATAGTTTTTTTGTTTAACCTATAAATAGTACCAATATCAAAAAAAGTTGTGTTCTTATAGTAAAAACAAAAAAAAAGTGGTCAAATTTGACCACTTTAATTATTCAATTACTTCATCTATTTTACTTTCGGAGACAGAAGTTATTCTCCAATCATAAGAAAAATTCTGAAAAGCTTTAGTAACTTTAGCTTCGATGTCGGTCACATTATAACCTTTTACCAGTTTTTCTTCTTTAATTTTTTTGATTTTACCAGTATTGTCGTCTGGTAAATCGTAAGAAATTTTAGCAACAAAAAATTTTTGGTCGTCCATTGTATTATTTTTTCAAATAATCGGATAATTTTTTCATTAAATCAATAGAGCTATCAACCTGAGAGTTTGAAGACATCTTCATCTTCTTTTCCTCTTCAAGATTTTCTTCATACTTTTCTCTATCGTTTACATCATCGAATAGATATGCCCCTGGCGTTGATGGTGAGGAAACTAAATCAAAACAAATTAATTCAAAGTCATCTTGAACTTCATTTCTTTCTCCCACCTTTTTAAGTGACCCTACTCCTCTCGAGGATATTCCCAAGGTAACACCTTGTCTTAATAAATTTGCAGCAATATCGCCTTTAGATGAAACAATACCTCTTTCGTGGAAACCTGGTGTAGTAAGTAATTTTAACTTACCCATTAAGATATTTTTATCCCACCATATGTCTGTTATTAAATGGGAAACTCTATCCAAATCAATTAAAGATGATTCAGGGTGATTAAGTTCAGAGGTTGACAATCCTTTTTTAATAATCCCTTTGTATTTGTCCGCCTCTCTTTTTAATATTCTCTCAGGATAAAATCTACCATTTCTATTAGCTGTATCATATTTTTGTAAAACCGCATAGAATTCGAAAGGATTTCTATAATCAATATTTTTTGCTTCTTGTAAAACTTTTTGGTTTTCGTCTTGTACAGGTGAAATAAAACCTGCGTCCATTTCGACTAAAATTCCATGACCAAGTTCGTGAGCCTCAAGTATTCTCAATTTTTTCATTAAATTACTTTTGTAATAAATATTTGAGTAGTACGATTGTTTTAACGTGTCATTTTTTTGTAAGAGAAAAATCAAAATATTTGTTTTGGGATATACTGTTGGAACTAATATTTTTAACCATATGTTTAACCGATTCTTTCAATTCACTCGATTTGAAATCAATTTGATTCTCCAAGAATAGATTTATTTCTAAATTAAAAAAAGATTTTTTTCCGTAAGATATTCCACTTGTTCTTAAATCCAAATCAACTATTGAATTTTTATTGAATAAACTCGTGTCTATGGTCTCGAAGACCGTATGTTTAATTTCCCTACTTAAGTTACAAACTACTCTGTTCCAATTTTCTAAATCCGCCTTTGGTTTTACCCAAGATTGTATGTTAATGTATAATGATTTTAAGTTTTTCGAATCAACAGTACCATACACAGTCTTGAATGAGTTCGAAAGATTCATCTTCACACTCTTACCTTTTTTCATTAATTTTCATATTACGAAAAGTTTATTTTTATTAATGATAAGATATAATAACTTAGTAGTCAAAAAATTAAAAAAACTAATTATTTATTTACATATGTTAATAGTAGAAATAAAAAATAACGATTCGTTAGAAAGGGCATTAAAAACTTTGAAGTCCAAAGTTATTAGAACAAAACAACAACAGGTTTTGAATGAAAGAAAGGAATATGTAAAAAAATCTGTTAAAGAAAGGTCAAAATATTTGAAAGCAGTATACGTACAGAAGAAAAAACTCTCTTAAAGAGAGTCATTCAATGATTTCAACTTAAGAAAGTTGATTTGACTAAACTGTTCCTCTCTAACTTTTTTGATTGTTTCTTCAATTGTTGACTTTGTTTCGTCTGCAGAGCTTTCAGTAACCAGTGAAGTCAATTTTTCTATTGTAGAATTTCTGAATTCATTAAACTTATTTTCCAAAGTTTTAGAATCTTCTTTTATAATTTGGAAAAATTCTTTCTTAGTATTTTCATCTAAATTCTCAATATAACTGTTAAGCGTTTGATTTGCAATTTTAATCATTGTACTGACAGGTAAAGAAATCTTTTTGGAAATATCTGACCTTGATTCTTTGAGAATACTTACAATTTCTTTTTTTGTTTTTATTCTCTCATGTAAATCAATTTTAGATTTCTCATAAATCAATTCATCAATTTTTGAATATTTGTTAGAGACATTAGATTCTCCAATAATTTTTGGTAATTTAATATTCTTGATAATTCCTTGAATAATACTAATACCCTCTTGTAAAAACTCCTTAGCATCATCCTCAGATAAACCTTGAGGTTTGGATAGTTCATCGTAAATAGAATAAACTTTAGCAATATCCTTATTATTCAAGATATTGTGCTTAAATTCATTTATTGCTTTTTTGAAAGATTTTTCATCTTTATAAGAATCTAAGATATTTTCTTCTATTATTGATTTTATTAGTCCGAAAGTCATAAGAGGGGTTTTTATTTTCATATAAATATTACAAGTTTAATAACTTATCCAATTCTTTTTCCATTTCTCCTAATGATTCCTGACCTTGGTCTAAATCAATGAATTTTGAACCAACTAAAACATCACTTTCAACTAATATTTTAAGTTTTTCAACAGATTCAGGTGTTATTTCAGTTCCTGCCGGAGTTGGTAATTCAGGTGCTGGAGGAGCCCCTCCAGTGTCTGATGGTAATTCAGCAGCACCTAATGCTGTTTCAGGTTCTTCAGCAGACATTCCTAACTCTTGAGTAGGCTCAGTTTCTGATGGAGTACCTGCAGCAGATGCACCTTTGCCACCTCCATAAAGTTTATCAATATTATCAAACAAACCTGTTTTAGATATAACCGTTGGTGTTTGTTTCAATTCTTCACCAATTGCCCTCTCTAATCTTTGTTGCATCAAATCGACTCTTATTTCTTCATCTGAAAAGTTGAATATGTGTTTTTTAGCCCATGTTGCTGATGTCGCTTGAATTCCACTTCCTGGGTCTGACACCAAATCTTTGTAAAGTAAAACTTTTTCTTTCCAAACATCAATTTTTAATAAATCGGCTTGTGTTGATGGGTTTGTTAATCCTAAGGTAAAATTTGATATTTCGTCTTCAAATCCTAATAAAAATAAATGTACAATAGCAATCTTATTAAGCTCTTGTATCATACATTTTTGAATTCTATTAATTGTCCTAGCAAATCTAATATCCTGTAAAGATAAATTTTTACCGTCACCTACTACTTCCTCGAAACCCAAGAAAGCTTTAGGTACACGAAGTGCTGTTAAAAGTTTTTTCTGAATATATTCAATATCTGCAATTTCTGATAGATTTTGTGCACCTGGTAAAGTTTCTATTGGACTTGGAGTTGCGGGGTCCCTTACAGGTATGAAATAATCTTGGTCAACAGCCATCTGATTAAATCTTAAATCAACGTTTCCTGTTTTTTGGTCAACAATCTGTTGTCTCTTGAATTTGTCCGCAACACGATTTACATATGCCTCAACATCATCATCACTCATATTTCCGACAAATACTTTGAAAACTCTTCTTTCAGGTGCTCTCGACGTTCTATAAATCATCATCGCATCTTCAGATAAAAGTAATTGTTTCCATATTCTTCTCGCCTTTTCAAGCATTGATGTACCATATGGAAGTTTTCTATCATCACCTAACAATCTAAAGTGAGCAACCTCCCATGACTGAAAAGTCATATTTTTTGTTCTCCATTCGAAAGTGAGTGCTTTTTTTGCTTCTTTTTTACCTAAGTCGACAGCAGCTTTTTCTGCAGTACCAACCTCATGTCTTTCAATTTCTATATTTGGTAACTGTTGGCAACCTACTATACCTTTTTCAGGGTCCAACTTTAAATAGACAAAATTATCACCGTTTTTACAAGTATTCCTTGTCCACATTGGTAAATTTGTATTTATATCCAATGTATTGTTAAATAAATCTGCTAATACAGATTTTATTCTTTTTGATTCAGAATAAATCTGTAACATGAAACCGTCTTCGTTTACTGTTGTAGATTCTTCAGCATATATATCTAACGCTGCGGAAATCTCAGGAGTATACTCCATAGATTCGTAATCATAAGTTGCGGAAAGTCTTGACGGTTCATAATATATTGCTTGAGAATATAAGTTATTTTCAACTTTAGCCCACTGATTTGCAATATAATAACTTTGTTGTGCTTGTAATTTTTCCCTTTCGTATTCGTCTTTATTTTGAGTTCTTAATAACTCTTTTTTATCAAACTTGAAAGTAGGATAATCTTGACCCAAAAGTGAATTTGGACCAAATGCTTTACCTAAGCGTTGCCAAACCGTTAAATTATTTTCCGCCATTTTACAATTTTACTCGGAATTACCGATATTATAAATACTATCTAACGCCAAACAACCATTTATATTTTTCATAATCGGTTTTACTTGGACCTTGATTAGGAAAAAAATGTTTCTTTTCTGTCGTTTGTGGAATATACGGGTTAAAAAATAAAGATGAGTTTTTATTCTCATTAATACTTGTAGACCAAGAATCAATCATAGATTTAGTGTGATTGATGTTTTTTGTCAATGATTGGAAGGATTTTTCAGCAACGTATAGAGCCATAGAAATACCCATAATACAATCGTCATGATGTCCTTTTTGATGGTCTGGTCTTCCACTTATGTAAATGAAAGTATTCATCTCATTAAAAAGTCTATTTGACCTAACTTTGAAACCGTGTCTCACAGCCTCCTCAAACGCAGCGATAATTTGAACCCTTTTGGAATTAAAATTTATTCCTGGTATTTTTTCGTCTCTCTTAGGGTCCCATTTCCACTTATTTGTTTCATTTACTGTATCTACATATAACCCTTTATAGTTCATTTCTTGGAGTTTTCTTGATGTTGATACACCCATACCTCCAGTCAAATCTACAACACAATATGCTCCATACATAGTACCCCATTTATGTGCAATTTCAGCTACTACATCAGGTGGAACTTTAGCGACATATTCCAAAACTTGTTCTTGTTCGTCAAAATCGATGATTTCAATACAGGAAAAATCTTCTGAATCTCCTCTTGAAACGTCAACCCCCATTACATATTTGTGGCCAACAATTGGTTCTTTCCAAATCCATAATGAACCACCCATTAACTTCGCTTCAGGTTCTCTGAGAGTATTTTTCGAAATATTTTGTAAAACATCCGATTCAAATACATTATCTCCCGAACCAAGAAAGTTACATTCAAGTTCTTGAGCAACCTTTCTCCTATCGAATTTCAACTTTTTTACCATACCTTCGAACCAAGATGAACAAGGTTTATATCCTTGTTCAATATAATCATTGATTACTTCTATGTCCCTTTCATACGGATTATCAGTTGATAAATCGACAGTACAGTCATTGTTGTATTCCTCTCTGTTTAATAGAAAATGAACCAAATCAGTTGTTTTGACCATATATAAATCCTTCGTATAACGAGGGTCTCTATACCAAAACATTTCGGAAATTTTGAATTCATTCATTCCTCTTAATGATTGGTCATAAATTTCATAGTAAATCGGGTCGTATCCGTTTGGGGTTGAAACTACAATCACCTTACCTCCTGTAGAAAGTGATGCCATACAGGCCGCCCAAAAATCAGAATCCGCCTCTATATATGCCGCCTCATCGAAAATTAATATTGTTGGAGTATATCCACGGAGTGCGTCTTTTGATGTTGCAACGGCTTTGACTTCACAGCTATTTGTAAGTTTGAAATGCCTTTGAGAATTCTTTTCTTGTGAGAACCCTACTCCAACCCAAGATGGCCATTGTTCAGTGAACCCCCTAATTTTATTTGCCATTTCAACCGCAGTATCCAACTTATTTGCAATAATTAGGATTTTCTGAGGTTTATTCTTTTGTGCAAAAACGAGTTTTTTAGATGCCCATGCGGCAGTCACGGTTGATACACCAGCCTGTCTATATTTTAATGCAATATTTTCATTGAAATTTTCGTAGTCTTCAATTAGACTAACTTGGTCCGGAAATAAATCCAGTGGAACATATTTGGAAACTGTGTTATCGTAGGTTTGAAGGTATGTCTTGAGGGCATACGGTGTATCCCTCATACATTTTGTAACCTCTATGATTAATTGTTCTTTTGTCACAAATATAATTATTGGGGTCTTGATATACCCAAACCACCAAATAAGTTGTCTAAATCATCATCACTCAATCCATCAGAATCTTCAGAACCTTTCTGTTTTCTATACTCATCGTATTCTTCTTTAAGTCTCTGAGCTTCTTTCATAATTTCTTCGAATCTAGCGGTAGCCTTTTTATTTTTAGCTTTATCTTCAGAAATTACATCTGCCATAATTCCTAAAAATTCTTTTGCTTCTATTCTAAAAAGAGCCATTTCAAACCAATTAATTAGACCTTTGTTTTCAGGTTTGAAAATCGCATCTGGCATTGCCATCCTGAGTAGTTCTTGTACTTCAGGACCTACCCTCAATTGCATTGGTTCGTTTGATAATAAATCAGTTTGACCTAACACTTTTTGAGCCATTTCCGTATCTTGAGGATATCCATGTCTTGCATTTACGCCTTTGATACCTTTTATTATCTCATGGCATAGTATTGGAAAAATCATACCATAAGCCCTTATTGTGGTATCAGAACTTTCCTCACCGCCACCATCTTCACCACCCTCATCGTCACCACCATCTAATTCAACTTTACCGGCAACACCTTGTCCTGTTTGACTCATCATTTCAATCATTTGTTCCATTGTGAAATAGAAAAAATCATTGATTGACATAATTTTATTGTAAAGAGGGTATAGTTGTGGGTCAATAGAATCAAGTTCTTCTTTTACCTCAGGTTTTCTGAAAACATAGTGACCTTTTTTAGCCGCTCCTTGAACAAGTGCGTTAATAATATTTCTCTTATGTTTCTCTAATTCTAACTGTTCTTGTGGGGTTAAATCCTCGATGTCAAATGACTGGAATGACATATTTTGTTTTTCTTCATCATCCTCTTCTTCCTCCTCTTGTTCAGGTTCATATCTAAAGTTAGAAACATCAATAGGAGTCTCGTTCAAATACATTTCAAGATTTACCCATGATTCATCAAATTCAGTTTCATCAAAACTTACTTTTTTTGCAAGTTCTTTTAATTCTTCTTTGTGTCCGCTCTCACGTCTTATTACGTCGTAAGTGGCATTCATCATTTCACCCATTAACATTTGTTTAACGTGATTTGGAGATAAATCGTCAATACCTGTAACTTGTTTCAAAGCATCAACAACGTCACCAAATCTTTTAGAC